AAGGGTATTACACTTAGCCAGCAGAGTATGAGTGAAACAACTCTTGAGGAAATTAAAAGAAAAAATATGGATATCAATAAACTTGGTGAGATGTTAGAAAAAACTGAGGCAGCTAACCTTGATGCGTATAGTGAAATGATTATTGGATTGCCTGGAGAAACACTTGAATCCTGGAAGACCGGCATGGGTGAAATACTTGAAGCAGGGCAACATAACTGTGTAGAAGTTTGGTATGCACAAACACTAAAAAACAGTGAAATGTCGTCAGAGGAATCAAGAGAAAAATATGACATTAAGACTGTTCTAGTTAAGGACTATATCTTTTTGTATAATGATCCTGATGATATTCCTGAGTATGTAGAAGTTGTATGTGCTACAAAAGATATGTCTACACCTGAAATGGTTGAGGCATACATGTATTCCTGGATGATAGTTAGATTTCATGTGTATGGTTATACATATGTATTGTCAAGATATGCAAGAAAAAAAGGTATTAGTTATCGAGAGTTCTATGATAAAGTCTTTGAAAAAATTAAAGAGACAAAACATATTGACGAACACTTCCAATCTATCAGAAGAAGTGTTTCTAAATATCTTACTGAGGATCAAGCAGGTAAGGATGCAGGTAAAGGCTGGTTTAAATTGCGTAAGAATTTACCTGAACATAGACAGGAATCTGTTGCGGAGAAGGAAGAAGAAAGAGCCTTTATGTCACCTACATTAGAAGATCGTGCTAAGGGCAATTCCAACATAGCTCGTGCAAGAGCAGAGGGTAGATATGAAGAAGAAAAAAAGGAAAAAGACCCTCAAATTCTCACTGCCATGAATGAAGTTATTAAGCAAGATAAGTTAAAAAACAATAAAAAAGATAAGAAGGAAGAGGAATCTGATGAAACAGTCATGGAAACAGAATCTGCACATTCTTGGCTTTATCAGAAAGAGACGGATTTTGTTGACCACAAACTAGAAATTTATGACATTGCTTGGAGAGCATTGTTGGAATTGCTTCCTGACACACATACGAGTATCATGGAAATGCAAAGGGCCTATATGTTTGATCCTAGCCACAACTATCCATTTACTGTCAGAGGCAAAATGGATTTTATTACATTTGAAGAAACACATGATATGAATGAATACAAAGTCGAATCTAATATGACTGCCGTTGGCGGGACATATGACAATAGACGAAACAGACACCCAGCAAAAAATACACTAATTAATTTAAAACAAACGGAGGACGCCCATGGCGAAGAAATTGAACTTACAGGATGAACGAGATTATTTCAAACCTTTTAATTATCCTTGGGCGTATGAAGCATGGTTAAAACATGAACAGTCACATTGGCTACATACAGAAGTTCCTATGGCAGAAGATGTTAAGGACTGGAAAAATAAGTTGTCAAAGGCAGAACAAGCATTTTTAACAAACATCTTTCGTTTCTTTACGCAGGGTGATATTGATGTAGCAGGTGGTTATGTTACAAATTATCTGCCTTACTTCCCACAACCGGAAGTTCGTATGATGCTGTCTGGATTTGCCGCTAGAGAGGCATTACATGTTGCCGCATATTCACATCTCATTGAAACACTAGGCATGCCTGAAAGCACTTACAATGAGTTTTTAGAGTATCAAGCAATGGCAGATAAACACGAATACTTTATGGATTTGTCCAGTAAGAATGGGACTAAGGAATCAGTAGCCACAAACATCGCCGCCTTTTCTGCATTTACAGAAGGTATGCAATTGTTTTCATCCTTCATTATGTTGTTGAACTTCCCACGCCACGGTAAAATGAAAGGTATGGGTCAGATTGTAACCTGGTCTATTGTTGATGAAACAATGCACGCCGAAAGCATGATTAAACTATTCCGAACCTATGTAGAAGAAAACTTAGAGATTTGGAATGACGAACTTAAAAGTAATATCTATAACATTGCAGAAAAAATGGTAGAGCTTGAGGATAAGTTTATTGACCTTGCGTTTGCTATGGGTGATATGGAAAACCTTACGCCCGAGGATGTAAAGAAATATATTCGTTACATTGCAGACAGACGCCTTATCAGTCTGGGTATGAAGGGTATCTTTAAGGTCAAAAAGAATCCATTGCTTTGGGTAGAAGAAATGATTAATGCACCTACACATACAAACTTCTTTGAAAACAGAGCAACGGACTATGCCCGTGGTGCATTATCGGGTGACTGGCAAGATGTGTGGGGTTCAGCCGCCTAATGAAACCTAGGCTGGAGTGTATTTCCTGTGACGCAATGTTCAGTGTGCAACACGATATGGACAACCATTATTATCGTGTTGCATACTGTCCTTTTTGTGGTAGTGAGATTGAACAGGAAGAAGAATTAGAGTTTGACGATATAGATGATGAACAATGAGAAATATTGTGTAGCACCCTTTGCTTCTTTAGAAATGCACACTAATGGAGAAGACAGTCTTTGTTGCCCCTCACACAATAACCACCCTAAACTTTCAGGAAACACTATATCAGAAAGATTTAGTAGCCCCGAAGCACATCTTGTGCGGCAAACAATATTGGATGGCACCTACAAATACTGTAAGGATGCCTGTCCCTTTCTAGTATCATATAGAAAATCAGGAGAGCCCAATGAACTGTTTAGGGATAGAAAAATATTGGATACTATTGTAAACAATACAGATCCTATACACATTGTATCTGCAGAAGATAGAACATGTAATTTAGCATGTCCTTCTTGTCGAAAAGACTTTGTTCTCACCTCCGAAAATGACAGGGATATTGAAAAAGAAATTAAAGAAGTTTCACAAGGATTGAGAAGATTCACAACGTCTGGTTCCGGTGACCCGCTTTACAATAAAAGAACACTTAACTTTCTAAAAAACATAAAACAGGAGGATTATCCTAATTTAGAAGTAGTTGAAATATGGACAAATGGTATTCTCCTAAACGAAGAAACCTATGACTCTATCAAGCACTTGCCTTTAGAAATACAAATTTCCATTGATGCCGCATATGAGGAAACATATAACATAGTTAGACGAGGCGGTGCTTGGAATGTTCTTATGCGTAATCTACAATTTCTTAACACATCAGACCTCAAATCTATTCTCTTGTCCTGTCTTGTGCAGAAGCAAAATGAAAATGAAATTGTAGACTTCTATAGACTAATGGAACGTATTTTTACAAATACTGAAACAAAATACTATTTCTTTACAATAGAAAATTGGCATATGTCAGATGACACATACAAAGAACATTTGCCGAACCCTATTGCATTAGAAAGAATTAAACAAGAGTTGTCTGAACACATTGTAAGTGGGAAAATAACGTGTAATTTATAGCCATAAATAGTGTATGGCAAAACGGAAACCTAAAGAGAAACAGGTTCACCGAGTTTATTGCACATACTTCCCGAATGGTAACTATTACATAGGTTATTCGGGTAAGAAGCAGAAACTGTATGAAAAGTATTTTGGCTCATCTAAGTATGTGCTGGAATATGAAGGTGAATTGACAAAAGAAACTATTGCAGAGTATGAGAAAAAATCTCATGCCAAGATGCAGGAGTTTTTGTTGCAGTGGCAACAACGTCACGATAAACGTTGTCTAAATTCAATGCTCAATATTAGGTTAAACAAGGAACCACTGGCAGACTTTGAGCCAGTAGAATGGGAGCCAAAATCATGGGATATGTAGCATTACTATTTGCATCTGCTTTGGGTGTATCTGCGGTTGCAGGTTATTTCTCTATTGTAGGTTTGATGGCAATTTTTCCTGCCGCCGCAATATCTATTCTTGCAATGGGTATAGTTCTTGAGATTGCCAAACTGGTCACTGCCTCATGGTTATATCAAAACTGGGAACGTGCTAATCTATTGATGAAGATATATTTTGTTCCTGCAGTGGTTATTCTATCTATTATTACGTCTATGGGTATTTTCGGATTCCTATCTAAGGCACATATTGACCAGGGAGTGGACAGTGGTGACGCAACAGCAAAAATTGAGAGGATTGACAATCGCATTAGGGCCAACGATCGTGAAATTGCAAGGTCGCAAAAGACGTTGGACGGGTTTGATGCAACGCTTGATAGATACACAGAGTTGGGATATGTTACTCGCGGCCTTGATGAAAGGCGAGAGCAAGCCCCGGAACGTGAAGCAATGCGTGATATCATCACGAAAGCAGAAAAAGAAAATGATACGTTATATGACGAAAGGTCGGAACTATCAGCCGAGGTCAGGGCGTTTGAAGTCGAGGTTGGTCCAATCAAGTATATCGCAGACCTCATTTACGAAGACGGCAGGGAGAACCTTGAGGAAGCGGTAAGGGCAGTAATTATTATGCTTGTGTTGGTGTTTGACCCACTTGCTATTCTGCTTGTTGTTGCGGCTAACATGCAACTCAACTATGCCACAGGTAGACGTATAGAGTTTATGTCACTTGATGATGTTGCAACAGAAACAGCCGAGGAACTTATTGAGCCTGAACCAGAAGAAGCACCTGCAGAACAAATAGAAGCAGTTGAAAAGGTTATGGAAGAAGATAAGGAATTGCTTGCAAAGATTGGTGATGGTGACACACTTAATCCTGCCGAAAGAAAACGTTTTACAGATTTAGAATGGTTGATTGATAAAAAGCGTAAAAAGTAAATGTTCGTAGAAAAATATCCTTTTACAGAGATAGGTGACTATCTTAATAATACAGTTGCACCTAAAATATTTCACCAACTTGATTATAATCTTGACACGAATAAAACTATATTGCACATGGCGATGTGGCCGTGTCATTTTGATACACAGGACTTCTTTACACAATTTACTGACGAACACATAAAATTACTACAGGATGGGCGGGCTATTCTGTATATAGAATTTATGAACGACCCTCACCAAAAACAAGAGCAGGTTGATACAATTAGAAAGTTATGTGAAAGAAGGAATATAGATTGTAATTTGATAATTATGCTTGTCAGTAATCCAAATTTGACAGACCCCGATATAAAATTTATCTGTGAGTATGACGCAGGCACACAACTAGGCGTTATGTTTGGTATGATGGGCTTTAGTTTTAGGTCAGAAATGTTTATAGGACATGAGGGTGAGAATAGTTTAAATAATTTACATAGACGTTTGGGTGCAGTGCGTCACCATGATATACTTCTTACTTCATATGAGGAACAACTACAACATAAGAAACAGTATGGGGCAAAGGATTTTATGCTCTTACAACGCTCTATACGCCCTCATAGGAACATCATATACAATAAACTTGTAGGGGCAGGGTTATGGGAAAACAATAATTGCTCTTACATACACAAAGGTATATTTTTACCAGATGAGGAAACAAAGCTAAGACAAATACAAGTGACCAGGGATTTTGAAAAAATATGGTATCATAGACCCTATGTATTAGATTCCTGGGTAGTTTGTGTTAGTGAATCTCATGATTATAGTCATTTCCCTTGGATATCTGAAAAATGGTATCAGGCGATGATTAACAGTATGCCTATGATATTTTTAGGACCTCAAAACTCTCTTGATTTATTTCGTGATTTTGGCTTCAAGACGTTTGACAAATACTTCAATGAATGTTACGATAAACAATCTTCTTTTGAGGATAGAATGAATGAGGTTGTTACGTTGTTGAGGAATATAGGAAGCATAGATGACAAATTGTCCTGGTATGAATCTATGAGAGATGTCATAGAGCACAATTACAATCATGCAATAGATTTTTATACACCCTCACCCAACAAATACTTAGATAACTTTGTAAAACTTTTTAATAACGCTCTTAGGAGTATTGGATAATGGAGTATAATATGCAAGATATTGTTGAAACTTTAAAAACTCAGGTTGTTGAAATTACATTTAACAAACTTGATGGCACCGAACGTGTGATGAATTGCACGTTGCAGGAGAATGTTGTTCCGGTAACAACAGGTAAATCTCGTGCTACAGATAAGAACCTAGTTGTGTTTGATGTTGACAAACAGGGCTGGCGGACCATTGTGGCGGACCGAATCACAAAAGTAACGGCTTGACTTTACGGACAAACTCCTATAATATATACAGTATTATAGAAGGAGTCCTTTATGGCACGACAACCAGAAAAATTTGAGCGGAAGAAAATCCGCAAACGGCGCAAACCTATGTCGCCGGAACAAAAAGCGGCGGCAGTAGAACGTCTGGCTAAGGCTAGAGCAAAACGTGCCGCCGCAAATCCCCCTACATATAAGAATGTCCATCCAGATGTAGTTGCTATACCTGATGATGGTCATTTGTCACTTGCAAAGGTTCGTAAGTGGATTAAACACAACCGAGAGCTTCTCAAGGAAGAACGTTCTAGTTTACGAGCAGGAGTAAAAGGCTCTGAGGCTAAAGTTAAAAGCCTCGAAGGCTATATCCGTAATATGGAAAAGTATTTACGAGACGGTGATTGGTGTGACGACTTTTGGGGTGAAGAACAACAGACTAAAACAAAATGGCGTTGCATGGCAATGGCGTATGATAAAGACGGCAATCCTAAAAGAACACAGGGTGTTTACTATGAGGATCTCGGATATCGTTGGGGCTTTGAACCCGAGGAGGAAGAGGCATGATTGTAGTTGATTTTAATCAGACAGCCATTAGTAATCTGATGGCAGAGCTTCGTGGTCGCACAGATATAGAAGTGAATGTGCCTTTATTGCGGCATATGATTATCAATGCTATACGAGGTTATCGTAACAGGTTCCATGAAGAATATGGTGAGATTGTTATTGCATGTGACAACCGACATTATTGGCGGCGTGATGTGTTTCCTCACTACAAAGCCTCACGCAAGAAAACACGAGAGTCCAGTGGTTATGATTGGTCTTCTATTTTCGATGCTCTACATATGATACGCAATGAGTTGGATGAGTATTTTCCTTATCCTTTTATTGATGTTGACGGTGCGGAGGCTGACGATATTATTGGCACACTTGCAGAATACAGTCAGACACAGACAACGCCAGGTAAACTATTTGACGAGGCAGAACCTTTTCTAATTATCTCTGGTGACCATGACTTCCAACAGTTACAAAAGTGGGAGAACGTAAAACAGTGGTCGCCTATTAAGAAGGCGTTTGTTAAGATTACTGAACCTGCACATGCAGTCCTCATGGAGCATATTATCTCAGGTGATAAGGGTGATGGTGTTCCTAATATTCTTAGTCCAGGTGACACATTTGTAGAAGGCAAGCGTCAACGTCCTATTCGTAAGACTGTATTGGCTGAATGGAAGTTACAGAAGCCTGAGGAATGGGTGTCAAGTGATATGGCAGCACGTTACAATCGTAACAAACAATTGGTTGACCTGTCAATGACTCCAACCGAAATTAAAGAAGGTGTCATAGAGTCATATGAGAAACAACTAAATAAAGATAGAAGCCAACTTCTAAATTACTTTATAAAGTATCGTTTGAAAAACATGATGGACGTATTGGAGGATTTTTAATGTCAGATACTAATGGTGTGTTCGGTGAATTTACACAAGAAAAAGCCGATAAATATTCCCGTGAAGAATATTCTGTTTATGAATGGGTAGGTAAACATCTTCACAAAAAAACATATACCCGCAAATATTTTCCTGGTTCCGTTAATGGATACTCGGATTCTTTTGTCAGTGAGAAACTATAATGGCTAGAAAATTTAGACAATTTAATGATGCTCTTGACTGGGTATTTGAGGAAACCAAAAAAGACGAGCAAATTGCACGGCTGAAAGAAGTCGCATCAGCCAACCAAACAGTTGTTCCTTTGGTGCGTATTGGTGTCGGTGCTGAAAAAGTTGAGTGGGGTCTGCCTGAGGGTATGCCTGAAACAGCTAAATTGCAAGAGGATTTACCTGAAGGTATGGGTGAAACAACAATACAAATAGAATGGCGCCGTATCAAAACTTTCCTGGATCCTAATAGTAATCTACGCAATTTGCCGCCGTGGAAACAGGAAATGAATTGGATGCAGATCCTAGAAGGACTACATCCTACAGAGGCTAAAATTCTTACCGCAGTTAAAGATGGTGTGTTGCTTAAAATGTATCCTAAACTTGAGAAACTTTTAACGGATCTTGGTATTACAGAATACAATAAGCCGCCTGAAAAGAAAACACGCAAGCCACGTAAGAAGAAAACAGCCTAGTCAGGACGATACGGATCGTAGTTACGACCCCATTGCCAGCCCTCAGGTAGTGCGTCAGTTGCAGGGACTAGATGTTTTGTGCCGTTGGGCTCTACACACCAGCGCCTTGTGGGTCGATTAAGAGCAGACTCCTTAATCTTTTGTATTGACTCTGTTCTGTGTTTACGCCCATACATTGGGTTGAACTCACCT